CACGAAGCGCGCCCGTATCGACCGGGGTGCGCCGCATCGAGTTTCGCTGGATGATGAGGCCCTCTTGGTACAGGCCCGCGCCGAAGGCGTCGGGGGCCTGCTCGCGGAGTTTCTGGAGTACCTCGGCCAGCTTGTCGAAGCCCTCGGTCCCCTCGGTGTCAACTGACAAGGGCGGACCCTCCGAGGGCAACAACCTGGAAGTACGGCGCCGCGGTGTCCGGGTTCGCCAGGCCCGCCACGTCGAGGACCGGGCCGGTCGTGCCGTCGGGCAGCGTGATCCGGTCGCGCGGGTCGATTGGCTCCCGTCGCCCCGTCGCCCCGTTCGGCTCCACCGGGCGCAAAAAGGTCACCGTGGCCATCTGGAGGACTTCCTCGCCCGTGTAGTTCCGGCGCAGCCGTTGCTTCATCTCGACGATGGCGGGGAGCGCGATGGTCGGCGCGAAGACGGGCGCCGCGTACCCGTCCGTGCCCACCCACGCCTCGAAGGCGACTTCCGCTTGAAGCGTCGAGGTGATACGGTTCGCCGTCGCGACCGCGTTCTTGACGAGGCTTTGGAGGCCCATCTGTCAGACCGCCCGTCCGGGAAACCGCTGCGCTTCAACCCGAGGAGACACGTCCTTACCGCGGGCCTGTCCCTGCGAGATGTCCCCGGCATGATTCACGTGCGCCAGGTCGCCGCGATCCTGCGGGAGAACGCCAAGGAACACCCGGAACCTGTGGCCGCGGCGCTCCGGAAGGTCGCCGATATCTTCGACCCGCCCGAGCCCGAGGCCCCCGCCGAGGACTGACGCGCTCATGCCCGGACCACTTCCCGGTTGCCCGTGCCGCCGCGCAGGGACCGCAACATGAACCACGACGCGGGGAGCAGCGCGAGGACCGAATCCGGAATGACGCGCGCGGACACCCCGGGGTCAAAACTGAGCTCCACTGGCCCCGCCTTCAGCGAGCGGAGCTTGTTGGCCTCGATGTCGTTTTCCGCGGTGCGGTCCTCGACGATGAGGGCCCGTGCGAACTCGGCCACCGCGTTCTTGAGGTCCGTGGGGATCACGTTGACCGGGATGGAATAGAGCCCGTCGCGGTAGTACATGCCCGAGCGGGGCCACTGGAGGGCCTGGGTGTCCGACGCGATGTAGCCCGACCAATCGACCATGGCGTCGAGCGTGCGAGTCGCCATGACCAAAGCCGCGTCCTTGCTGGTGCTCGCGGTCCAGTCGGAGGCGTAGAGGTGCGCCTCGAAGAAGGCGTCGGCCTCGGCCTGGGTCGCGTAGCTGTTCGCGTTGCTCGCGCCGCTCGTCGCAATGAGAGTGAGAGCCATCGTCCCTAGTTGGCGACCGCCGAAACGGTCAGGGAGCTGGCCCCGGAGTAGGTGCCCGCGACCACAAACTTGACCCGCACACGATCGCCGATGAGCCCGTCTTTGATGGTGTCGTCGGTCAGGGTCGCGTCGGTCGGAACGGTGGCCGCGGTCAACGCGATGGCGTTGCGTACCGCGGAAATCTTGGTTGCCGTGGTGGTTGCGAAGGCGTGGCACGCGATGTCCACCCACGTCGCGCCACCGTCGAGCGAGGTCTGGATGTAGACCTTCGTGGTAGTGCCGCCCGCCGCGCGCACGAACACGGACTGAACGGCCAGCGCCTTGACCTCGCGCGGGAGGGGGCTCACCTCGCTGATGTAGGTACCCGCCGCGGCAAGCGTGGTGGTCGGGATGAGCCCCTTGGAGCGGGTCATTCGGCCAGCTCGGCGCGACGGTCCTCGATCGCCTTCAGGATGGACTTGCGCCCGCCCGGGCTCTTCACGCTGGCGGCCTCGGCCGCCTCGAGCGCGTCGAGCGCGGCGACCGTGGTGGCCTCCGCGATGAGGTCTTTCGCCTCGGAGACGTTGACGGTGGAGATGCCGCCCGGGGTCGCGTCGAAGGACTCGCCCTGGCCGGCAGGCTCGACGGGGGCCGCGCCTACCTCGCGGTGACGCTTCTCGTCGAAGTCGCACGCATTGATGAGCCCCTCGTGTCCGCCCTCGTTGTAGAAAACGACTCGCTTTGTGTCCATGCTGCGGTATGCCTTTCCCGTGAGAGGACGGGCCTACTCGACGACGTAGGTCAGAATCAGGTCGATGTGCGTCGCCGTGGCCAGGGAGCCGCCGCCCGACTGCTTCGTGATGGAGATGGCCGTGTTCGCGTCATGGACCGTGTGCGATGCCCCGTCCGCGAGGACCGTCACGGCACCGGCCGCGGGAACGGCGCCGATCTGGACCACGGTGCTCCGGGTCAGGGCGGCCACGGTGACCACCATGGGGCGCGACGCCGAGCCGCCCTTGGTGCCGAGCAGATCGACCGAGGTCGCGGTGCCGGCGTTGCCGCCGATGGCAATCATCTTGGCGTCGACGATCCGGTAGCCGAATCCGGGGAGCGCGGGGAGCACGGTGAGCCCCGCGTTGACCTCGGCCGCCGTGGCGCGCACGCGCAGGGTCCGCGGGAAGCCGGGAACGACAAGGACGCCATTGACGTAGCGCGACTTCAGCCCGCCCTTGGCTCCGGGGTACAGCTTGACGTTGACGCTCATGGTCGTGATCTCCGGTCGGGGATTGGAGCGGCGCTAGGGGTGCGGGCCCCGACGACCCGCACCCGTCGCGCTACTACTACCCGCCGATGCGAACGCCGAACTGAGGACGCACGACAGCGGAACCCCAGAGAGCCGAAAGACTCCATTGGGTCTGGAAGTACTGCTCGGACACCTTGAGGGTGAGCGCGAGCCCGGATTCCTCATCGATCGCGGTCGCGGTGTTCATGCGAGCGGTGGCGGTCTGCGCGGCCTCGGCCATCGGAGCCATGGCGAACGCGAGCGCGTTCGGCTGAATCAGAAGGTTCATGCGGTGCGATGCCTTCACGGTGACCACCTCGGTCGAAGACTTCGCGGTGACGAGATTCGGACCGACGGTGATGGCCGTGGTGGGCGCGGTACCCGTGCCTGCGAGGACCACGTAGGTCTGGGTGTCGGCACCCGCGAACGTGATGATGTCCCCGACGAGCAGCGAGCCCGTGCCGCCCGTGAGGTTCACGACGCCCTGGCCGGCCGCGTTCGTGCCGGTCGTGGTGCCCGCGTTGGTCCAGGTTCCCGCGGTGTGGGTGGGGACGAGGGTGGACTGATCCCACATCGCGCCGAGGACTTCGCCGATCTTGCCCGACTGGATGGTGCCCGGATTCCCGCGCCATGCGGCGTTCTGGATCTGCGCCAGCCCGAGGGCGTTGGTGTAGGCGATGGGATTCAGGACCACGTGCCGGTTCTCGGGGTCCATGAGCGCGGTCTCGGCGAGCGCCAGGGCGTCGAGGTACTCGTCGGGACCGGTCTGGAACGGCGCGGTGCCGGCGACCCCGACGTAGTTGTAGAAGCCCAGCTCGCACTTCGAGAAGAGCGAGGATTCGATCTGGTTGGCCACACCCTTCGCGGCCTCCGTGAGCTGCCAGGGCACGACGCCGTTGCCGATCTGGACCACGGCCTTGTCGTCCACCGCGAACGCGCCCTCGTACCAGTCAGAGAGCGTCACGGGAATCGACGTGGGGGTGATGGTGGTGACGGCCGGAGGGACAACGTTCGGGGTCACGGCTCGCGCGGCGATGGCCGCGGGGATCGCCACGTTCACGGTGGCGTTCTTCTTGACGCCTCCGCTGAGGTCTCCCTCGACCTCGCGATTGGCGATCCGGGCAAGCACGATACGGTCGCGCAGCGCCTTGAGCGTCATGCTCACGGCGGTCTGCAAGACGTTGGTGGTAACGAGAGCGGCCATGTGAGAGCTCCTGAATCACTGCCCGGGCTTTCGCCGCGAGCGTTTGCCTGTGTTTCAGCAGCTCCACCGGAGCCGTATGGACGCGCACCGCGCGACCAATGAGAGCCATCAGCCCCACCGGGGCCGGGTCAGTGACTCACCGAGTCGTGACCCGTGACAGCACTCCTACTCACGTCAGCGTCCGTTCGCCTGGCGCTTCGTGGGGCGCTCCTGCGCCCCATTCCACGCCGTCCGACTAGTTCGAGACGACGACCATCTCGCCCTTTGCGATCTCGTTGGCGTACCGCCCGAGCTGTTGCGGGGTCGGGTTCACCAGTTGCTTGGCGCCCGCACGGGGAGTCACCCCACCGTTCGCCGGTGCCGCGCCGCCGCCATTCGATGCCTCGAACGCGAAGACATGTTCACGGGTGGCCGCGAGCATCCAATCGTCGAGGGTGAGCGGCTCGCCGGTCGGGCCGAACTTGCCCTCGGGCGCCGTCACCTTGTCGTCGGACGCCTTGAACCCGGCGTCCTTGGCGCGCGAGATGATGAAGTCGAGCACGCCCGCATCGGAGCGCCCGCCCGCCTTCGTGAACCGGGCCGCGACCGCTTCGCGCAACGTGGCGTCCGCGATCCGCTGGTCCTTGGCCTGCTCGCGCGTCTTCGTGGCCGTGAGGTCGGCCTGAAGCGGGGCGACCACCTCTTTCTTGAACCCATCGAGCGCGGCGGTGATGGCCGCCTGGAGGTCGTCGGGTTTCTTGACGCCCTTCTTCCCGAGCTCGTCGGCCTGCGCCTTGAGGGTCGCGTACTCCTCGGGGTCGATGGCCTTGAGTTTCTCGAGCTTGGCAGTGTCGATGCCGGCGAACACGGCGACCCGGGCAAGCGCGGCCTCTGGCGTCTCGGCCCCGATGGCGCGCAGGAGCGAGATGTTGGTCTGCCGCATCTCGGCATGCTTCAACGCGGGCACGAACCCAGGCAGTTCGCCCTTGACGGAAAGGACATGCTTCCCGTCCTTCTCGACGTAGAAGGCGCGGGCGGCCTCGGGCACGGTGTTGATGTCGGTGACGACGGCTTCCAATTCGGCCATGTACGCTCCAGAGGTTAGCGCGGGTTGGCCCCACGCGGAGTTTCTGTGTCACGGATAAGTCCAAAGAGCGCCGAGCGCACGACCTCGGCGATGGGCAGGCGTTCGCGGATGGAGCGCCGGCACAGCTCGTCATACTCGTCCTTGGTCAGGCGCCAGTGCAAGACCTCGGATTTGACGAGGTGGTCCGGCTTCCCTGTGCCGGGAGGTCGCCCCATGCGCTTCGCTACTGGGCGGGCGTCGCTCATCGGAGCCACCGCAGGAGGCGCGCGAACCACGAGCGGCGCCGTGGAGGGTTCCCGGGCCATCGGGCCACCTGGCGCATCACGAGGCCCGACCGGGACACGCGGCACCGCCACTCCTTGCGCCTCTTCACTCGGGGAGCACCGCGACCGCGCACCGGCACCGCGGATGGGCGGGGGGCCGCTGCATCGGTCCCCGGTTCGTGCTGAATGCCGCGTCGAGCGGCACGGTTACGCCGTCGAGCGGCGGGCACGTCCCCTGCGTACACTTCCCGTCGTCGAGGGCCATCCATTCCTTTTTCGCGTGCTTGCCGATGAGCCCCTTTCGCTGCGCATCCTTCCACGACGCCTCGACGCCTCGGTTGAGCGCCCCCATGATCTCGGTGCGCGCGATCGTAATGGCGCGTTGCCGTAGGAGCTTCGCCGCGTACTTGTCCACGAGGCGGTTGATCGAGTCGAACGAGAGCACCCCTTCGTTGATGAGGGTCTCCCGGTACGCCATGGCGGCCTCGGCCTGTGGCCCGTTGAGCCCGATGAGGGCGCGGATCAGGCGGGCCAGGTCGTACACCGGGATTTGCTCACGGATGCCTCGGACCACGAGGGCGCGGAGGGCGGCCCGGGTCTCGTCGGAGATGGCCGTGACCATCTCGGCGGCCTGGCGCTCGGCTGCGCGGATCGCGGCTTCGTTGCGGCCATCGAAGCGATAGGGCGGGAGGACGCTCATGCGTGGATGCGCTCCGGGTCGCCGGCCTCGCGGATGCGCGCGAAGTCCTCGGGGGTCCGTCGTCGCCTCACCGTGTCGAGGCAATCCGCCCCGCCGGGCCTGTAGGTGCGGCACATCATGGGGCGGGCCTCGTAGATCCCACACCGGCCTTCGGGGGTGAGCGCGGTACACCGGCACTCGAAGCGCATCTCGAGGACCGAGGTCTCGGCGTGGAGCTCGAGCCATCGTCGCTCATCGTCGGGCAGGCGCACGTCAGCCTTGAGCACCACGGCCTCTTCGCAGCACGCGCCCCGGCAGGCTTCGCAACGCATTCAGCCGCGACCCGTCGCACGATTCAGAGCCTCGGCCCCGAGCTTTCCGCCCTTGAGGTACGCATCCCGCGAGATGGTGGCCACGGGCGAGAGCGCATCGGCCAACGTCGCCTTGGTCAGCAACGCGAGGACGCGATCCGCCCGCCCCGTGACCGTCCCGCCCCACTGGAGCGCCTGGGCCACGTCGTACACCGCGACGCCGGCACGTGCCCGCTCCATGCCCCGCACGAGGGCCGCGGCGAGGCGGGGCTCGATGGAGTCGGCTGCCTTGTGAATGTCCCGATACTCTGCGGGTGGACGTGCCACGGCTACCGCTCCCGCCCACGACGGAGGGCGCACGCGCGACGGAATCCCGCACGGTCGAGCCTGCCCTCGGACTGGAGCGCACGAGACACGCCCCGGATGTCGCGCCGGTAGAACCGTACGAGGCCCCGGGATAGGGCCATGATCGCGGCCACCGACCGGCCCCGGAACCCGAGCCGGCGCACCGCCTCGAGGTCGCCCATTGTGGCCTTCCCGTCGGGCAGCCCATGCCACAGGAACTCCGCGGCGCTGCCGGCCAGGCGCACGATGCCCTCTTTCAAGGGGTCGCTCCGCTTCGGCGTGTTGAACGATGTGTAGCCGTGGAGCACGTGCCCCCGACGGTCGCGGGAGCGGCCTACGTGGACGCGCGTGACCTCGAAGCCCACGACGTGCGCAATGACCGCGTGGGCGGCCTCGTGGTCCGCGACGCGACGGGGGCTCGGCCTACCTGGCATGGGCTCCGGACTCGAAGGCGTCACCGACCGCCGTTTCGTCGGCGACATCCTCGAACGGGGCGGGGGTGAACCTCTCCACGCCAGCCAGTTCGGCCAGAACGTCAACCCGGGCAAAGCACGTGATCGAGACTTCCATCAGCTTGCCGGCGCGGCCCGTGATCCGCAGGCTTCGGACCGCGGACGTGATGTCGAGCGCCGGGGCTTCGGGCGCATTCGAGTCGGTGGCGACTTCGATCTTGATCTCCATCGGAGACGGA